TGGCACTCCCGTACATCACGATTCTTTTATTAACAATTTACTTATTAATTATAGTAGGGCTAAGAAGGCTAAAGCTGATTTTGCATGGAAAATAATAACATACAAAGCGATTACGAAAAGTGGGAATGCATTATGGACAAGTTTCTTCCCAAAGACAAAACTAGAAGAAAAGAAAAAGTTTTATTCGGATTCTGGAAAGCCACAGAAATTTTATCAAGAATATATGATGGAGGTACAAAGCCTTGAAGACTCATTATGGACCAGAGAGCATATTAAGTATTGGGAAGGACGCTATGACTACGATAGTGAAGAAAGCCAGAATTACTTGGTCGTTAGTGGAGAAAGATTTCCTGTTAATACCTTTATTGGTTGCGACCCTGCCACCGATATTGATACTAAGGAGTCTGATTTTTCTGTTATCATGGCTATTGCGATTGATTCAGAAAATAATTTATATGCTTTAGAATATGAAAGACACAGAAGTATTCCGACTGTAGGACAAAAATCTGCAGATGGAGAAATGATAGGAAGAAAGGGTGTAGTTGATTATATAATGGATATGCACCAGAAATATCATTGTGTATCAAGTACAGTAGAAGACGTTGCTATGAATAGAAGTGTTTTTCAAGCACTAAATTCAGAAAGAAGGCGTCTAAATAAGTTCAATATCGCTGTAATACCTGAGAAACCAGGTGGTAGGCAGAAGATAAATCGGATATACAGTGGTCTTTCGGGTAGATTTAGTACAGGAACGGTACATTTAAGAGAAAATATGTTTGATTTAATCAATGAAATCGTTACATTTGGACCTAGAATGGCTCACGATGATACCATAGAGACTCTTTACTACGCACAAATGCACTCTTTTCCTCCTGATTTAAAGAAGAGCAAAAGAGATTTGTCGTGGTATAAACCTAAAAAGAAGGCGAAGAATTGGATAGTAGCATAATAATAATAGGAGAAATAAAATGAGCGTGTTATCAAAACGTAGAGAAAAACGCAAAAAACAAGACAAGTGGGTTTTAGGTGAAAAGTTGACTAAGGCTGGCAGAGCGAGAGGCCGTCGTAGGAAGACAATGAAAAAAGTTGAAAAAGTTTTAAAAACAGGTGGAAAAGTTACAACTCAAAGACCTGATATGAAATCTAAAGCAGCATACAAAATTGGAGCTGAACATAAAAAAGCTCTTGGTAAAAAACAAAAAATCCGTAAAGGTGCAAAAGAAGTACTTATTACAAAAGGTGGAGCTTATGCAAAGTACGGAAAAAAATCAAAAGCTGCTGGTAGTTTTCGTTCAGCGTTTAAGTCTGGATGTGCTAATGGAGCTAAGGGTTTTAGTTGGGATGGAAGAAGTTATAGTTGTGCAAAAGCAGGCCCAAAGAAAGCTGAGAAAGCTAAAAAACCTATAGTAAGAGGTGGAACTAAAGGTTCAGCTGAATATGGTAATTAATGATTAGTATTAATCAAATGAAATCTCTAATCGAGAGTACTTGTTCAATATTAGGAGATAAGTATTCAAGTCCTGAGGCTGTTGAATTGGTTTTGGCAACTGGAATTGTAGAAAGCCGATATGAATATATTAGACAAATGGGAGACGGGCCTGCTCGCTCGTTTTGGCAGGTAGAACCCGCTTCCGCTGTTGATAATCTAGCTCACTATTTAGTTCATAGAAGTAGTCTTATGCAAAAATGTGCAGAGGCTAGTCTTGTTGATTTAAAACATTGGCAGAATTATGATGAACGGGTTTGGGCTGAGATATTAGAAAAGAATATAGCGGCTGGTATTATTCATTGTAGAATAAAGTATTGGAGAGTTCCTAAGCGGATGCCAAATACAATAGAAGGTCAAGCTGATTATTGGAAAAAATATTACAATACAGAAGGCGGAGCTGGAGACCCAGAACATTTTGTTGAATCAGTTAAAAAGTATTTAAGGTAAATCAATGGCTAGAATGACAAATAAAAAGAGAGCTGAAACGAATAAACAACTTTGGGATAAAGCAAATTCATCTCATAGACAAAGGTGGCAGGTATTAAGTCAGAAAGGATATGACTTTTATTTAAACGAACAGCTTACTAAAGAAGAGACTGATTCTCTTAATGAAGCTGGAATGCCAACATTTACTATTAATAGGGTAACTCCTATTATAGAAATTATGAAGTATTTTGTTACAGCTAATAACCCTAGATGGAAAGCTGTAGGGGCTACTGGAGATGATGTAGACGCCGCTCAAGTACACTCTGATATTGCAGATTATTGTTGGTACTATTCAAATGGTAAATCAATATATAGCCAGGTTGTGCTTGATAGTCTTACTAAAGGTATTGGTTATTTCATGGTTGATGTTGATAGAGATGCTGATAGAGGAATGGGTGAGGTTCAATTTAAAAAGATTGACCCTTATGATGTATATGTAGACCCTGCTAGTAGAGATTTTTTATTTAGAGATGCTAATTTTATTTCAGTAAGGAAGAATGTATCTAAAACTCAGTTAATGAATTTATTTCCTGAGTTCGCTAATAAGATGAGAAAAGTTTCAGGTAACTCTGGTAGTATAAATTATTCACAAAGACCTTCAACAGATATGCAATCTATCCAACCTGAAGATATTACAATGGGTATAACTATCGAAGGTGAAGATGATGATATTATACCATACTACGAAACATATTCTAAAAAGAAACATGCTTATAGAAATGTATTTATAAAAGTTCTCCCATCTCCTATTGAGATGCAACAGATAAGAGAGAATGTTGACGAACAGATGGCTGAATTTCAACAAGAAGTTCAAGTTCAATTAAAAGAAAAAAGTTTAAGTATCCAACAATCTTTAGAAGCTGGAGAAATAATACCAGAGAGAGCTGAAATTGAAATAGATAGAGCTGCAAAAATGACTGAGCAGGCTATAGAAGAAAAGAAAGTACAGTTACTTTCAGAAGCTCAAGATTCAGCTACGATTATTGACCAACAAATTATGACAGAAGAAAGCTACCAAGTTATTGAAAAAGGTGGCGATATGAAAGACCAAATAGTTGAGGCTATAAAATTTTATGAGAATAGAGTTCACTTAACTTGTACTGTTGGTGATGATGTATTTTTATACGATAGAGTTCTTCCTGTTTCAGAATATCCAATAGTACCAATTCCTTATATGTATACAGGAACACCATATGCTATGAGTGCTGTATCTCCTTTAATTGGTAAACAACAGGAAATTAACAAGGCTCATCAGATTATGCTACATAATGCAAACTTAGCTTCTAATCTTAGATGGATGTATGAAGAAGGTTCTGTCCCTGAGGAAGAATGGGAACAGTATTCGTCTTCTCCTGGAGCTCTGTTAAAGTATAGACAAGGATTTGCCCCTCCTAGCCCAGTAATGCCAGCTCCTATCAATAATGCTTTCTATACGATTACTCAAGAAGGTAAGGGAGATGCTGAATATATAGCTGGTGTCCCTTCAGCTATGATGGGTTTTACGCAAGAACAATCAGAGACATATAGAGGATTACTTGCTAACGATGAATTTGGTACTCGTAGATTAAAAGCTTGGATGGGTAGTGTTGTCGAACCAGCGTTAGAACATTTAGGTAGATGCTTTCAAATGATGGCTCAAAATCATTATTCAGTAGAGAAAGTATTTAGAATAGTACAACCTGAGGCTGGACAACAACCTGATGAAGAAAAAGATGTAAGAATTAATATTCCTATTTATAATGATTATGGTAAAGCTATCTCAGTATATAAAGATTATGCATCTGCAAGATTTGATATAAGAATTATAGCTGGGGCTACAATGCCAATTAATAGATGGGCATTATTAGAAGAGTATTTCAGATGGTTTCAATCTGGATTGATTGATGATATTGCGATGATTGGTGAAACTGATATTAGGAATAAGAAACAAATTATTGAAAGAAAATCAATGTACTCACAGCTTCAAGGTCAAGTTTCGTCAATGGAAGAAGCAATCAAAGACAAAGATGGAACTATTGAAACATTAGAGCGTCAACTCGTACAAGCCGGTATTAAGATGAAAGTCGGAGATGCTGCTAATGAAGTTAGAAAAGATGTATTAGAGACAGAAGCTCAACAAAAACTTCTAAGAGGTATGATGAAAGCTGAGTTTGATAGGATGAGAAAAGATATGCAAGAAATGGTTAAATCTCAACCAGCTCAAGAATCAGAAGAAGTAGAAGCTGAATAGTGGCTTGGACTAAAAAAAGCTATCCTAAGATGGCTAGAGGCGGTAATAAGAATGGTAGATGGAAAGATGGAAGTAGTCAAACACACTATAGAAATAAAACTAATGCTAAGTCTGGTCAAGTTGTTCACCATTCAGATGGTAATAAAAAGAACAATAGTAGGTCTAATCTTAGACTTGTTAGTAAGGCTCAGCATAATAAAGACCACCCTGAAAAAGGTGGTAACAGAAAATGCAAAAGTGGCTACGTTTGGAGTAGTAAAATTAAATCATGCGTAGGTATAAAAAACTAGTTGTTTTTATATTTGTTTTTGCATTAACTTAACGAAACCAATAAAAGGATAAAATATGGCACAAGAACAAGTAGGCAACGCTCTGGAAGGAGCCCCCGAAAGTGATTACCAAGCCCTTGATGATATTGAATCTGGAGATTTCTTTGAATCTTTGGATACAAGTGTCAACTCAGGGATAATAGATAGCGAATATTCGCAGTCAACCTCGCAAGATTTAGGCGATAATACGCCGGCGAGCCCTAGCGGAGTTCAAGAGCAAGGCGAAGATGCTTTGCAAAAAAGGTATAGTGATTCAAGCCGTGAAGCTAAACGTCTTAATGGCAAGCTAAATGAACTTGAACCATATATGCCAATACTCGATGCAATGAGAGAAGACCCTAATTTGATTACTCATGTGAGAAATTATTTTGAGGGTGGTGGTCAAGCACCAGAAAGTATGGCTCAAAATATGGAGCTTCCTGAAGATTTTTCATTTGACCCAGATGACGCTTTTACCGACCCTAAGTCGGATTCAGCGAAAGTATTTGGGGCTACTGTTGATGGTATTGTCCAAAGACGACTTAACAATGAGTTAGGAAAACAGAAGACAGAAAACCAAAGACTCGCACGAGAGACTGCATTTAGGCAAAAGTCTGACATGACTGAAGACGAATGGTCTACTTTTGTCAATTTCGCTAAAAATAAATCTCTAGAATTGGATGATATATATTATCTCATGAAGAGAAAAGAACGTGAATCTAATATTGCTGATAACGCAAGACAGCAAGTTGCTACTCAGATGAAAAAAGTCCAAGAGCAACCACGTTCATTAGCAACAGCAGGTAGTGTAGAAGTTGAAACATCTCAAGACGACCAAGTATTTGATGCCTTACTCGGTATTGACCAAAAACTGGATAATGCGTTTGGCTAATAGTTGATTTTTTTGACTATTTAGCAAACGTTTAATGTTAAATAGGAGATAAGGTAAAATGGCTGATTTATTTACACTCGACGCCGTTGCTGATGTCGCTGGTGGTAGTGCTGGGTCCCGATTAGGGACTTCACTAGATACTGGTGTTCTTCGCAGACGGTACGATTTTGGTAGTAGGGTATCTGAGCTAGCAATAGCACAAGACCCTTTCTTCCGTTTCGTATCTAAACTTGCGAAAAAGTCAACCGACGACCCGGAGTTTAAGTTCACAGAACGAAGACCCTCTTTCCATAAACGATATGCATATGCTACTGCTTTTAGTAATGATAATTCTACATGGGTAGAAAATCAATCTACTAATGCTACGACTCAATACGATAAGTATGAGACAGCAGCAAATACCGTTTACGTTAAACTAGCTACAGACTATACAAAATCTGGCAATCGTCAGAATGTTTATGGTCAAAGTGGTCAAGAAATCGTAATTGGTGCTGATGGTACGCAACCTCAGTGGTACATGCCTGGCCAGATGTTGAAAATTAATTTTTCTGATTCTGCTGCCGGTGCTGTAAAGTCATATGCTATTGTAAAGGTTGACACAGTTACTTTGCAAGATGAGAGTACAAGTCCTCCTACAGCTCACACACATGGTGAAGCTGCTGTTATCAGAGGAACAGTTGTAAAAACAAAAGATGCTGGTGATGATTACTATGCAGGCCCACTTGGTGTAAATACACCGGTTGGTGATAGTACTTATAGCACATCTATTGCTGGTTCAACTTCTTCCAATGGTCTAGAGCAGTCTAGAGTATATGTAGTTGGTAATTCTCACTCACAAGGTTCTGGTTATCCTGAAACATGGAAAGACCAGCCTTTCTCGACAGCATATGGGCGTACCCAGATTTTCAAAACAGCTATGGCAATGGATAACACGACTCGTGCTACCGTGCTAAAGTATGAACCGAATGAATGGGCTCGTATCTGGCGTGAAAAGCTAATCGAACATAAATGGGATATCGAACAAGCTA